TGAATACATTTATAGGATGCGACCCAGCCACAGATATTGATACAAAACATAGTGACTTTTCTGTAATAACTGTAATTGCTATTGATGTAAATAATGAATTATATGTACTAGAATATGAAAGGCATAGAAGTATTCCCACTATTGGTTCTAAAAATCCATCAACAGGTGAGATACTTGGAAAAAAAGGCGTAGTAGATATAATACTTGAATTACATGAAAAATATAATTGCATATCATCTACAGTAGAAGATGTAGCTATGAATAGAAGTATTTTTCAAGCTTTAAATGATGAAAGAAGAAGATTAAATAAATTTGGAATATCGGTAATTCCAGAAAAACCTGGCGGAACACAGAAAAGAAATCGCATTTATAGTGGACTTTCTGCTCGTTTTAGTACTGGAACAGTGCATTTACGGAAAAATATGTTTGATTTAATCAACGAAATCCTTACTTTTGGCCCTAAAATGGCTCATGATGACACAATAGAAAGCCTTTATTATTCGCAAGTTCATGCTTTTCCTCCTAATATGAAAAAGGATAAAAGTAAAAGAAGTTGGTTTAAACCAAGAAAAAAAGCTAAAAGTTGGGTAATCGCCTAATGGCAGGAAAAACTACACATAAAATACAGAACCCTAAAAGCATGGGAAAATCTTCTTTGGAAACTAGAGCTAATGTAGGCTCAACTGAAGTGGATGTTGGAGGGCCTAAGCATTCTTATTGGCAATCTTTTATGCCAAAAACAAAATCATTTGTTCCTAAAAAATTAAATGTGCTTTATTCTCAAAAGAAAAAATAATGTATAAGTTTGGAAAAAGAAGTAAAAGTAGATTAAAAGGAGTAGATACTAAGCTCGTTAATGTTCTCAATGAATTAATTAAAATTATGGATGTTACTATTATTGAAGGTGTGCGGAGTAAGGAGCGGCAAGAGCAATTATTAGCACAAGGGAAAACAAAAACTAGATTTTCCAAACATATCGAAGGAAAAGCTGTTGACCTCGCTCCTTACCCGATTAACTGGGATGATAGAGAAATGTTTCATTATATGGGTGGAATGTTAAGAGGATTGGGAAAAGCAATGGGTGTTAAGATTCGTTGGGGCGGCGATTGGGATAGCGATGGAGATATACACGATAATAATTTTGACGATTTAGTTCATGTAGAAATATTAGATTAATGGCAAGAAAATCTAAAAAATTAGTAGATAATATAGTTGACCTTTTTAGAAAGGCTAATTCTAGCGAAAGACAAAAATGGCAAACTGATGCTCAAAAGAATTATGAATTTTTCTTAGGAGACCAATTATCAGCTACTGAAAAAGAATCATTACAATCTGCTGGTATGCCAGATTTTGTTATTAATAGAATTACTCCAGTTATTGAAATGATGAAATTTTTTGCGACAGCTAATAATCCTAGATGGCAAGCTGTTGGAGCTGAGGGAAGTGATTCCGATGTAGCTGCTTTACATTCTGATATAGCGGATTTTTGTTGGAGCAATTCAAATGGAAACAGTCTTTACTCAAGTGTGATACAAGATGCTTTAGTAAAAGGCATTGGATATATGCAAGTAGATGTAGACCCTGACCAAGACAGAGGAATGGGTGAAGTTATATTTAATACAATTAATCCTTTTGATGTTTATGTTGACCCCACTTCAAGAGACTTTTTATTTAGAGATGCTAGTTATATTATTGTTAAAAAGGATATGCCTAAAGAACAGTTGATGAGATTGTTTCCAGACGATAAAAGAAAAATTAAAAATGCAAATCCTAGTAATATATCAAATAATGACTACAGCCAAAGAGACATTACCGACAGTGAATTAATATTTAATGCAGATGTTAGAAGTTCTTCTTATACTAAAGACGGAGAAGATGATGAAATTTTAGATTATTACGAAGGTTATTTTAAAGAAAAAATTGCATATATGAATCTTTTTGTAAATATGCCTCCATCTCCAGAAGAAATGCAAGAAATTCAAAAACAAGTAAAAGATACATTAGACAATCTTAGAAAAGAACAAATAGTTCAACTTGAAGAACAAAAATTAAAATTAACTCAAGCTGTTGAACAAGGCGAAATGATACAAGAAAGAGCAATTCTTGAAATTGAAAAAATGCAAAAATCAATGGAAGCTGAATTAGAACAAAGAAAAATTGTATTATTAAGTCAAATGGAAGAATCTAGAACAAGAGTTGAGAATAGAGTAGTTACAGAATTTGAATATAATATAATGAAACAGGATGAAAATCTTGTTACAAATATTGTTGATGCAGTTAAGTTTTATGAAAATAGAATAAAAATGTGCGTAGTTGTTGGAGACAAATTATTATATGAAACTATATTAAATGTAAAAGAATATCCAATAATTCCTTTTGTATATCAACACACAGGCACTCCATTTGCATTGGGAGCTGTTTCTCCTTTAGTCGGTAAACAAAAAGAATTAAACAAAGCTCATCAAATAATGATTCACAATGCTAATTTAGCTTCTAATCTTAGATGGATGTATGAAGAAGGTTCTGTACCAGAAGAAGAATGGGAAAAATATTCATCATCTCCTGGTGCTTTATTAAAATACAGACAAGGATTTGCCCCTCCACAACCTGTTCAACCATTGCCACTTAATTCAGCTTTTTATGGAATAACTGAAAATGCTAAAAGAGACATGGAATATACTTCTGGAATTTATTCTTCTATGCAAGGAGATACAGGTTCTTCACCAGAAACATATCGTGGATTATTGGCAATGGATGAATATGGTACTAGAAGAATTAAATCGTGGATGCAAAATATTATAGAACCGTCATTAGAACATTTAGGAAAAATATTTAAAGATTTTGCTCAAAGTACATATCAAGCTCACAAAGTTTTTAGAATAGTAAATCCTAATAACATAGATGAAGAAACGCAAGTTGAAATAAATGTTCCTATTTATAATGACTTAGGAAATTCTATTCAAAAATGGAATGATTATGCTTCTTCAAGATTTGATGTTAGGATTATAGGAGGTTCAACGCTTCCTTTGAATAGATGGGCATTAATGGAAGAGTATTTTAAATGGTATCAATCTGGACTTATTGATGATATAGCAATGATTTCAGAAACAGATATTAGGAATAAAGAATCAATTATAAAGAGAAAAAGTGTTTATATGCAATTAAGAGGTCAAATAGAAGAATTGCAAGGATTAGTTACCGATAGAGAAGGTGCAATAGAAACACTAGAAAGGCAATTAGTACAATCTGGAATACAGAGTAAAATACAAAACGCCGATATGAAAATCCAAAAAGACTTACTTGAAACCGAAGCTGCACAAAGTATGCTACGGAACAAACTAAAAAGTGACACAACCACTAAGATAAAAGAACTAGGTTTAGCTGTAGCTGACGCTAAAAAGAAAGCAACAACAAAATAGTTTACTTGATTAGAGTTTGTGTTATAAATTAAGGAGTAATTATGACTGAAACTCAAACAGACAACCTAAACGCAGAAGAAATGTTTCCTGCTGATAGCCCTGCTGAAAGTACAGTTCCTAACGCTGACGATTTTTTTGAAGCTCTTGACCGAAAGGTAAATCAAGGTATACTGGAGCCAGAGGAAACCACAGCATCAAATGTTCAACAATTAGAATCTGAGCCAACCTCGGAAGCGAGCCCTCAACAAGACGCTAATGGAGAACATAATTGGGAAAAAAGATACGCTGATTCAACTAATGAAGCTAGAAAGTTAAATGGACAGCTAAAAGAACTTGAACCATACGTTCCTATTCTCAATGCAATGAAAAAAGACCCTAATTTAATTTCTCATGTTAGAAATTATTTTGAGGGTGGTGGTGAAACGCCCAAAAGTGTCAAAGAACAACTTGGCTTAGATGAAGATTTTATTTTTGATGCAGATGAAGCTGTTACAGATAATAAATCTAGCTCAGCAAAAGTTCTTCAATCTGTTATAGATGGAGCTGTTCAAAGAAAACTAACTGGGTTTGCGCAGAATCAACAAAGAGTTGCTGAATCGCAAAATGCAGAAAATTCTTTTAAAGAACAGCATAATATGACAAATGAAGAATGGAATGAGTTTGTAGATTATAGTAAATCTAGAACTCTTACGCTTGATGATATTTATTATCTAAAAAACAGAGACAATCGAGATAAGCAGGTGGCTAATTCAACTCGTGAAGAGATGAAAAACCAAATGCAAAGAGTTAGAAGTAAACCTCAATCAGCGGCCAAAGCAGGTAGTCAAGGGACTCCACAAAAGTCTGGCGACGACAATATCTTTGATTCAATTTTGGGAATTGACAAAGAACTGGATTCGATGTTTGGATGATAACTATAATGGTTGGACAAGCGTTGATGAAAATAAAATAAAGGTTATAATAAAATGGCTGATAGTTTTGGCATTTCTGATGTCTCCAGTTTAACTGAAAGTACCGCGGGTATAGTAGACCCAGGTGGTTCTTTAAGTACTGGTGACCTTAGGAGAAAATATAACTTTGGCGATAGAGTTAGTGAGTTAGCGATTGCACAAGACCCGTTTTTTCGTTTTGTATCAAAATTAGCTAAAAAACCAACTGATGACCCTCAGTTTAAATTCACAGAAAGAAGACCTTCTTATCATAAACGTTACGCATATGTAGTAGACCACGGCACAAGCTCTGGTGGTTTAGCTGGTTCACAGGCAACTGTAACAGCTACCGATATTGCAGAAGGTGACACTTGGTATGTAAGGATGATGACAGATTACAAAAACGATGGCAACATTGGACAAGTATATGGTTCATCTACTTCTTTACGAGTAGGAGATAATGGGACTAGACCTAACTTCTTCCTACCCGGTCAGATGGTAAAAATACCATTTCATACTAATGATGCAGCTTCGACAGCTGCTAATGCATTTTCATGCGATGATTACATTGTAGGTAGAGTTGAAGAAGTTACTACAAATTCTGAAGGTTCAGCTTCAGCGACTAACAACTCTGTTGAGTTAAAACTCACTATTGTAAGAACGCTTGACGATGCAACCAATAACGACTTAGCAGGTTGGGGAGCTGGTGGAAGTGCTGAATCTCCTCTTGATGCGCATACTGATGATGTTTCAGCTGCTGAATGGAAAGATTTTACCATTCAACAACTTGAAAAAGCTCGTTGTTATGTAGTCGGTAATTCTTGGGGACAAGGAACTGGATACCCAGAAACTTGGAAAGATAATCCTTTCTCAACAGGAAGTGGTTTAACTCAAATTTGGAAAACAGCTATGGCGATGGATAACACAACTCGTGCAACTGTCCTAAAGTATGAACCAAATGAGTTTGCAAGAATCTGGCGTGAAAAGTTGATTGAACACAAATGGGATATTGAAACATCTCTATTGTTTGGAAATCAATATACAGACGCATCTGGTATTCAATACACTCAAGGTGGTGTTGACTATGTATTGAGTTATGGAAATCAATTTAGTTTAGCTTTGGCAAGTAAAAGCCAAGATGACTTTCTTGATGATTTATCTCAATTCTTAGACCCACGATACAACAATACAGCAGCTACAATGTTCTTCTGTTCTACAGAAGTATATAACTGGTTGCATAAGTTAAGTGGTTACTTTGCTAACAATGTTGGTTCAGTACAACCATTTACAGGTGGTACTCCAGATACAACAGCTTCCGACTCTAGTAAAAGTGTTGGAAGGGCAAATATCGATTTAGTTGGTAGAAAGAAAGCCTTCGGAGTTGATGTTACAGTTATTTCTACACCTTATGGTGATATGAATGTAGCTCGTAATGTTCACTTAGATGGTTCTCCAGTTAAGATATTCGCTTGTAACATGAGGCATTGTAATTATCGACCATTGGTTGGTAATGGATTGAATCGTGATACCGCAGTGTATGTAGGAGTTCAAACTCTAGAAAACAGTGGTGTTGACCGAAGGGTTGACTTAATTCAAACAGAAGCTGGGATGGAATGGTCAATGCCAGAAGCCCACGCTGTCTGGACTTAAGGAGGTAACTAATGGCTAATCCAATGTACGGACAAAATAAAGCTGATAATGACCTTGACCTCTATGGAAGAGGGAAAGCTCAAGTTATCCTTAATGGTGGAGCTACTGTTGTATTAAAAAATGAAGATAGCGGAGCGTATTGCATATTTGATACTGCAGGGGCTTCTAACTTTACATTACCTGACCCGGATTTAGGTGTAAGGTTTACCTTCATTCAAACAATCATAAATACCGCTGACCATGTAATTCAAAGCGATACTAATGACCATGGATTTTTAGGTGGTGTACTTATGATGAATACAACCGCAGACCAAACTGACACATTCTCAACTGCTACTGACGGTAATAATGATTTTATTACTTTAAATGCTACCACTAGTGGTGGAGCAGCAGCTGGTTCGATGATTGAAGTTGTGGCAATATTAGACGCTTCTGCGGCTAAATGTTGGGCAGTTTCTGGAACTCTTATTTGTTCTGGAGCAGCTGTAACTCCATTTGGAGATTCGCAACTGTAAGGATAAATAACAAAAGTTATTATCTGTTAATAATATGTGGGGGTCTTCGGGCCCCCATATATAAAAAAGAAATTT